CCTGAACCGAGCGTCTGTCGAGGAGGTGGCGAACAGGATGGGCTGGAGCGTCGTCCCGCTCTACCGCTTGCCCGCGCTCACCGACGAGGAGCGGGAGGCTCTGTGGTGTGCCGTGTGCGACTACAACAGCATGTCCAGAATGATGCACAAGCCGACGCACGGGGAGATCGGCTCAGCCCTAGCGAGTCTTTTTGAGCGGCTAAAGTGAGAACTTGTCTTTATGCGGACCCGCATAAACACGGCACTGTCGGATAACGCCGCGCGAAACCAACGCCACGCGGCCGCGAGACGGCAGAGGCCGGCGCTATCCCGACCGGGATAAACACAAAAACACATCACAAACGATACGATACGAAACGGTACGCGAAATGCAGGCCATCCTGAAGTTCACATTGCCAGACGACCAAGCCGAGTACGACGCCGCCCGGCTCGGCCGCTCCGCGTTGCTGGCCCTGTGGGAGATCGACCAGCACTGCCGGTCGCTGCTGAAGCACGGTGAGCCGACGCCAGAGGCGAGGGAGTTGGCGGAAGAAATTCGGAGGATGATTCCGGCTGAACTGTTGGATGTATGACCTAGGAGTAAATCAGATGATCATCGACGTACCAAAACTGTTTCGACTCTGGCACACAGACCTGACAAACGAGGCCCTTGCCCGAGAAATGGGAGTCTCGCGGAAGTACCTCTGGCAGGTGCGAAAGCGGTACGGCCTGCCGGAGCGGAAGCACAAGCGCAACACCAACATCAAGGACCCGACGCAGGACGAGATCCGCGAAGCGTGCGCGAGGATCCGCGAGCGCTGGTCGAACGAAGAGCGCGAGCGGCGAACCTGCAGTTCAGCGCCGGGCTGGCGGCCGCCGGAATACTCTGCCCGGGCCACGTTTTGCTGTTGACACAGAGGCTACCGGGCTACACACTACGACGATGCTGGAACGCGCCATCGTCGCCAAGGTGATCGCCACGGCCAAGTCGCTGGGGTGGTTCGCCGTGAAGATCCACGGCAACGCATACCAGATGGCCGGTCTGCCGGACGTTCTGTGCATCAAGGGCGGCCAGGCGGTCTGGCTGGAGGCCAAGGTGCCGGGGAACAAGGCCAGTCCGGTGCAGTGCATGAGGATGAAGCAACTCACGTCGGCAGGCTGCCGGTGCGCCGTCGTGTACTCGGAAAAAGACGCCCGGCAGTTCTTGGAGAGCATTGGATGATTGAAGAAGACTTCCTGCTGCCGCTGTACGAGCCGCTGCTGAATGGTCCGCGTCGTGTCGCTGTTGACATCGGCGCCAATGTAGGCGACTGGACGCACTGGCTGTCGCAGAGGTTCGACCACGTTATTGCCGTCGAGCCGGATCCGCGGGCCGTCGCAGTCCTACGGCCGTGCCTGCCGCGAAACGCCACGCTTCTGCAGGCGGCCTGCGGGAATTCCGGTGGCGACGTTGACTTCTTTGTGCGAGACAACCCGCTGCAGTCGTCGCTGCTTCCAGAGCATCCCATCGGCGGCGGCGACCAGCGGGAGGTGTCTGTCGTGGAGGTCGTCAAGCGGCCGTGCCTGTCGCTCGACCAGATCCTCACCGCGGCGAGGCTGCTCACCGGCCACGCCGAGATCGACTTCGTGAAACTCGACATCGAGGGGGCCGAACACCTTGCTCTGCAGAGCGCCACGCCTGAGTTGTTCAGAAACACCCGCTGGCTCATCGAGATCCACGACAACCGCGTCCCAGTCGGCCTCGCAGTCCAGCGGCTGGGATACGAAACGCTTCGCGTCGTCCGGCACCCTGCCCCGAACGCCCACCCCGAGCATCTCTGGATACTTGCCAATGAATCCCGATGACTACTGGAACATTGAGCCGGCGTACCAGAAGCAGTACGACGGCTTCGTGGACATGGGCCGCGCCATGGCAGCGGATGCCAAACTCTGCGTCCTGTCGATTGCCCGCAACGCCATGCCGCACCTGACCAACACGCTCTCGCTGCTGGAGCAGGCCGTGGCCCCGTTCAAGCAGGCTGTGTTTTACGCCTACGAGAACGACTCCACGGACGGCACAGGCGAAGAACTGGTCCGATTCGCCGAGACGAGGCCGTGGGTCACGGTCGAGCGGGCTTCGCTGGGCCGGCCTGACCTTCGCAGTTTTGAGGAGGACCGCACGGTCGCCCTCGCGGAGTACCGAAACCGCTGCCGGCTGTGGGCCAAGGCCAATGCGCCGGACTTCGACTACTACGCCGTGCTGGACACCGACCCGCATGGCGGGTTCTCGCCGGCCGGCCTGCTGAACAGCGTCGGCTGGCTGGGCCACTACGCCAGCGACTCCAGAAAAAACCCGGCCGGCATGGCGAGCATCTCGCTGTGGAGCGGGATCGGCGACGAAGGCGAGTTGCGGCTTGCCCACTACGACGCCTGGGCGGCCCGCCTCAACTACTGGGACGACCGGCGCGATCACCGCTGGTTTCATCTCTGGCTCCCCCCTGTTGGCAGCACGCCGGTGCCGTTCCATTCGGCGTTCGGCGGCCTCGCCGTGTACCGGAACTGTGCGTTTCTGGCCCCCGGCGTCGAGTACGTCGGCGGCGACTGCGAACACGTTGCCCTGCACAAGTCCATGAGCGCCGCCGGCTACCAGATGTACCTCAACCCGGGCTGCCGCTATGCGGCCGTAATCCCCGATGCCGTCACCGCGTAAGTCCGCGCAGGAGATCGAGGCCAACAAGGAAGCGGCCAACCGGAAGCGAAAACTACGCCGCCTCTGGTCGTTCAGCGACCTGACGTTTGACGAGGTGTGCGATGAGATGGGGATGACGGAGCCGGAACTGCTGGCCTACGCCAAGTCCCTCGGCATGAAAGATCGCGTCGAGCCGCCGGTCTATATGCCGACCCCTGAGCGGATCCGCGTGGCGGCCGCCAAGATCCGCGCTGGCTGGACGGAGGCCGAACGCGAGTCCCGCCTCGGCGCTGGCGCATTCGTTAGAATGAATATGGCGACGGAGCCACACAACCATGCCGGCCGAACTGCGTCTAGTCCTGGCCGGCAAGGAAGTGCGCCTGACATTCACGATTGACGACCGCGAGGTCAACGGCGAGTTGTGGTCGTTCGACCGGAAGTTGTCCAAGGCCGAGGTTCAGGAGATCGTCGAGTGCGTGTTTCACGACGCCTACTCGGTTGTCCAGCACGCCGCCCATGAGTGATTCGCCGCGATACATCCGCGTGGCTGGCTATTACGGCGACGATTCGCCGCCGCTGATGAATCTCGTCCCCGAAGCCCCGCCGAGCCACTGGGGCAAGATGACGAGCCAGCAACGCACAACGTCACCGCAGTACCTCAAGTTCCTCCAGAAAAAGGTGAAGACCGATGGCCGAAGAACCCGTTGACATCTACGGCGCGAACCTGCCGATTTTCGAGAAACTCAAGTTGCTCGCCGAGTGGGCGCCGCTGATCGGCCGAATGCAGGCCGTGGCCGCCGCCAAGACGCCGCACGAACAGTCGCTGGCCGTGGTGTCCGCGGTCCAGTGGGCCGCCGGCAAGTCGAGTACGGAACTCGACGACGAAGCCCTGTATCACCTTGAGGCCGTCCTCCGCTCTCCCGAGGGCAAGGCGTTCTTTGAGTGGGCCGCCGCGAAGGTGCTGGCATGAGCGTGGCGCAGTACGTCTCCGCAGCGGCAGCCATTGTGGTTGCCGCGTATCCGTATGTCGGCCACCTCCGGCTGCCGGGCATTGGCTACAGCCGGGCCATCGCCGCCCTGTCGGAGGTGCGCCTGCGGCTCATCAAGACCAGCCGCCTCGGCGACGACCAGAAGAAGGCGATTGACGTTCTCACGCTGGCGCTTGTGGACGGGAGTGACCAATGAACCAATATCTGAGGTGGCTGGTGGTTGCTGTGCTGCTGTTTTTCTCATGGAAAGGCGCGTCACTGAACCTCAACTGGCCGCCGCACGACGAGGCCGTGGAGGCGCCGAAGCCAGAGAAAGAGGCATCGGAGTGGTGTGCGGCCGTCCGACCGATTGCGGCCAAGATGCTGCCCGGCGACCGGGTGTATCTCGCCAATCTGTACGAAGCCATGGGGCATATCCTCAAGCGTGATTTCTCCCGCGACCAGCCGATCATCAAGACGAGCGACGATTTTGTGACGTTCCACTCGGGGACGCTCCGGCTGGCGATCGACAAAGCCAGCGTCGGGAAGTACCCCGGCCTTGCGGAAGCGATCGACCAAGCGTTTCTTGCAGCGATGGGGGCCGACCCGAAGCCGCTGGACTCGGTGGCGCAGGCCCGGCTGCTTTCCGCGTGCAGTGCGATGTCGTGGGCCATCGGGATCGGATTCGATGAGTGACGACTTCAATCCGCTGGCTGCCTACTCCCGCGGCCTCGTCGGCTGCCGGCCCGACAAGCGCGCCGACGAGGAACTCGTCGATTCGATCATCCGCAAGGGCGGCGATCCGGACGGCGGGAGTGTCGCATACAACTGGGATTTCACCGAGGCTGGGAAAGGCAAACTGACCCTGCTGTTCCCGGCGGTGCAGTCTGTGTTCCCCGGCTGCTGGCCCGGCCCCACCCAACTGACAGGCGACTGCGTCGCGCGAGCGGCGGCGAACTGCCTGCTGACATCGCTGGCCCTTGAGGTTGCCGGCAACAAGCCCGACGAAGTCACTGGCCGGCTGGAAGGCGCCCCGGAAGTGCCGCCTGCTGGAGTGAAGGACTCCGTCGTTGCCTCGGAGTCTCTTTGGGCGTGGAGGGGGTACGACGGCGACGGCTGGATCTGCTCGCGGGCGGCGCAGGTTGCCACGACCAAGGGCTTCCTCGTCCGCAGGGCGTATCCGCAGTTTGGCGTTGACTTTACTCAGTACACCGAGCGCAGCATCGGCGTAGGCGGCTCTCGTGCGCCGAGCCAGAAGTGGCTCGACGAGTCTTCGCAGCACATCGCCCGCACGGCCACCGTGCTGTCGGGCCGGGAGCAGGTGCGTGACTTCCTGTTTCAGGGCTATGGAATTTTCAACTGCAGTTCCATGGGTTTTGAGCGGACGCGCAACGAAGACGGCGTGAGCCGTCAGGTCGGCATCTGGCAACATGCGCAAAGTTTTCTCGGCTATGACGACCGGCCGGAGACACACAAGAAATACGGGCAGGCGCTCGTCTTGTGGAACAACACT